CCAAATCACATCTTTGACTTCTTTTTCCGTGGCACCATAAAATGCTCTAGGTCCACGCCATTTGCTCCAGAACACTGGTGCTACATTTTTCACAGGCTTGCGGCCAGTTTGGTTTAGCATTATGACCGCAACCATGTGTTGCCAGGCGCCGTGGGTATACTGGAAACCATCGGGCAACTGCTGTTGCACCATGAGATCATCACGCAAGGGTTGGATCATTTGGCTTCGGGTTGGAATTCTTGTTTGATTTGAAGTTCTGTTGACACACATTTCATGGTAGGTGGAGTGCAGATTTCCCATGAACCATCTCGGCTGTTCATCCTATACATCTTGCCCTCCAACACTATGGGCGTGAATGCGCCATTGTCCACGCTGGGATGGACGAATGTGTAGCCTGTGAGCACTACCAACACGCCTGTGAGGATGATTTCCATTATTTTTGCCTAGATTATGGAGGAGAACATTGGGCTGTAGGGTATTTGGGTTTCACCAAGTTTCCAGTCACGGCATCCACACGCAATCCAGCTTCGTTTATGTAGTAAGATGAAATCATTTGATTACCGTCCCATTTTTGGCCGCACCAACAGACTCCCTCAGCATTTATCATGCAGGTGCCAGATCCGCAACAGCGAGTGTCTATCATCGTGGAGCAAAGTCCTGTTGCAGTTTGATATTGTCCATGAACTCTTTTTTAGTTCCTGGATCTGTTTGAAAGCTACCACGCAACACTGTGGTCTGTGTCAAGCTAGAGTGTGCCATGATGCCGCGATTCTCACAACAACCGTGCGTGGCCTGTATATACACACCAACATTCTCTGACTCGGTTGCCCGCATTATTTCTCTTGCGATGTCGTTACATAGTTCTTCTTGAAGTGTGCCACGACGAGCACACCACTGAGCGATCCTAGTATATTTAGACAGGCCAATAAGTTTATTTGCGGCGATGATTCCGATGTAAGCAACACCAGACACAGGCTGATGATGATGACTGCACATAGAACGCAATTCGCTACGAACAACAAGCATACCCTCATATCTATCCGCCGAATCATTTGGAAAAGCTGTTGCATCTGGTGCTGGATCATATCGACCTCCCATAATTTCGTTAAAATACATTTTAGCAAGACGTCTTGCTGTGCCTTGACTGTTAGGATCGTTCTCACGATCGATAAGCAAGGCGTCTAGCACTTTCTCAAATGCATGTGTGGCTTCATCAATCAACTGGTTGCGTACACGATCAGTTTCAATAAACTCACTGATGTTGTCGCCAGCCCAGAAACGTTTGCCACTGGCCCGCATGCTGGCACGGATAACTTGGCTGAGTGGTCGTCCATGTTCAGGGTCTACTACAGCATCTTCGTAGCCGGGATGATATGGTGCTTCTGCCACTATTTGGCTTTGGGTTAGTGCATCAAATGTGTCTTGGCTGCTGGTATTTTTCATTGCGTTGCGTAAGTCTTCACTGGTAAATGTTGTCATATGTTCCTTTTATTATACAAGATATTTAGATTTTTGCAAGATCAAATGGAATTTTTCGTAAGTCTGGATATTGTCCAGGTTGCGATGCTGGAGTCACTTTGGACAATAAGTCTAAACCACGCTCGCAACTTTCCAAAGTTGGACAATAGTGCCAACCCCAGATCAGTTCGGTTTCTGTTTCCCAAGGAATATTTAGATCACGTCCATCTGACCGTTGGCGACTGAAATGTCTGTATGCATTAACATCATCTGTTAGAACGGCTCCTACCTTGCCCAATTGTAAGGGTTTGGTCCAACCAAAACTCAGGCATTGAAACTGCCCAGGCCTATACATGCCAGGTTCTAGTCTACGAGCACTATCCCAGATTCTAGTATCGCCAAATTGATATTCACCTGTCCAGGTCTCGTCGGTGAATGCGAACTGGATGCCTAGGTGATGCATGAGCATGGGCACGCTGAGATAGGTATAGGCTGTAAAACTGGTGTGTTTCACAGCGTCGTATCTAAAACACAGTTCCAGTGCGTGAGTGCAACCATCTGTGAGCACCACATAAGGTGCTCCGGTATATTCTGCTAGAGCAGACTCAAAATCAAATAATGCTTGGAAACTCATCGGGTGTACCAAGCCCAGGCATGGCTTAACATGTCTTTGAGCCCATATTGTGGTCGCCAGGCACTGATCTTCATAAATCTTTCGGCATCGGCTGTGAGCATGGCCGGATCACCGGGTCTGGCCACGTCTAGCCTTAGATCCACCTGTTGACCAGTTATCTGTTCGGCCATGACAACGATTTCTCGATTGCTGTGACCTTGGTTGGTTCCAAGATTGTACACACCTGCAGGTATGTTGCTGTTACAGGCCATTATATGTGCCAGGGCAAGATCTTCTACATGTACATAATCTCTTACACATGTGCCATCTGGGGTAGGGAAGTCTGTGCCATTCAATGTAAAATGTCCACGGTCGCGTATGCTTTCTAGCACACGGGCAATGATGTGTGTGGCACCGGGTCTTTGTCCATGCCGTGCTTGACTATCGGCACCGCAGGCATTGAAATAGCGGAAGGCCACATAGTCCAAACCATAGGCATGCTGATATGATTTCAGCATCCACTCGATCATGAGCTTGCTTTCGCCATAGGGACTGATAGGCTCACTAGGGTCAACTTCTTTGCAAGGAGTAATTATGGGATTGCCATAGGTAGCCGCACTACTTGAAAAAATCAGTCGAGTCTTGATCTTTTGTTGTATCAGCCAGTCACACAAGCGTTTGGTCTTGACAAAATTGTTATCGTAGTATTCCTGTGGATTCAAGATACTAGGACCCACTAGACTGGTACCTGCACAGTGGATAATGGCATCGGGTTTGAATGTGCGAATGGCATCAAGTGCTACTTCACCGGCAAAATCACCGATCAGCCATTTGGCTCCTGAATCTTGTATAGGCTTGTGGTGTAGATCACGATCTATGGCCAACACACTGTGACCAGCATCAAGTAAACCCAGCACAGTTTGTCCACCAATGTATCCTGCTCCGCCTGTGACTATTACTCTCATGTTATCAATACCTTTTCTAAATTTTCATCCATTGCCTGTAGTATATGCTGGGCCACATGTTCGGCCGCCAACGGTTCAATTCCATTGTAGGTTTGCTCCACCTGCTCAGGTGTCATTGTGCCTTGGAAATTCCTGTATCTGAGATTGGTCCTTACCGAAGTAAATTGTGCTTCCAGAATTGAAATGTGTGTGGCTTCTTTGCGAATCAAGTCAATGGCAAATTGGCTGCCAACTTTGGTGCTGAGATACAGTCCTTTGTAAGGAGTAACACCTGATCCAGTGTCTGTGCTACACCAAACATACTTGCCTACCGATCTAGAGTTGGCATAGTGTTTTAGCAAAAAAACATTTGCCACATAGTTTACCATGATCTGACTCAATTGATTTTGCCAGCTGTTTCGTAAAAATCCTTGATAGGTTCCTTGATTGTGTCCTGCACAGTTGATCAAGATATCAAATCTGGACAGATCCTGAGAAAAAATTCTTTCTGGAAAATTCAAGTCAACGTCGGCCGAGCTCCATTGTGTGACAGTGTAATCAGGATTTTTTTCTAAAAGTTTTACACAGGCGGAACCGATTCCACCTGTTGAACCAACGATTAAAACATTCTGGGTCACCCTTCGATTTTCCTTACTGCGTACTTGGCCTGGCTCACATGATCTCTATAGCGATTGCCTGCGCGATTCCACTGCTCGCCCGAACCTTCAAGTATGTCCACGATACGATCTACAGTGCCATCAGTCCAATCCGAGATCAAGCCCATGTTATGATGTGGCGCTTGCAACAAGTTTTCCAACTTGTGATAAGCATCATCTATGCTCCAGGGAACGTATAACCGGTTAGGGTCATCAGCAAAAGTTTCAGGGAAAGACCGATAAGCAGGATATAGAACGTTACACCCAAGAGTATCTGCTTCGCTGACTGTGTTGGAAACCCAATCTTGAAGGGCGCAATTAAACAACACACGACTATCATTAACGAGAGAGTAGTAATCATTTTTCTTCAAGTTCTCATATATTGTCAATTTACCTCGTCGTTCCAACTGCCGGGCACGAGTCACATATTCAGGATTGTTGCTACGCAATGGTCCACCTTGGAATACGGCAAACTCAATATTCTTGTGACGTCCTTGATTGTGGTACATCTCAATCAGGTCCATGAAGAAGCCAGGTTGTTTTTCTTGATCGAAGCGTGCAGCAAAGCCCACACGCATTTTTCTTTGGTCAAAGGGTTTTATATTCTGTGCACCGCCTATGCGTTCCAACACTTCCTGTTTGCCAAATGCCAAGCCCGAAATATTGTAGATAGGAGCAGTCCAGCCTGCGATGCGCATGTGTGCCACCATCTCTTCATTGGTGGCTAATACACCTGTTACAAACTCATTAACCATCTTTTCATACGTCGACATCCACTCTGCCATGCCCCATACATGAACGAAATCATCAGGATCAATGGCCTGAGCAAGACAACGAACATAAATCCTAGGACGCTGAGCAGGATCGACTTGATCAAGAATGTAAGGTAAGCTCTCGATACCGGGCTGAAACATGTCTTCAAAATAGATAACATCTTCATTGGTAACTTCTCCATTACGCATCATTTGCACCAGATTCATCATCTGGCTCATTGAAAAAAAACTGCGACCATGTGCATCTAACACTTGGCCCACACTGATACTCTGTGTGTTGTCAATGGTAGAACCTGGCACATAAACCACTTCAAGACCACGACGCTCAAACACACGTCGATTCCATTCTGTAAGCTGTAGAGTGTACCTTGCTTCGTAGCTCTCCAGACCCATGTAGAATAACTTTCTCATATGTTGCGGCCCAGTCTGCGAGCATCTTCCAGCCACATGTTCTTGGCATTCTTGCCTTGGCTAAACTTGTTGTACTGTTGCCAGGCATAGGCCTTGAAGTTGTAGAGATCCTCTTCGCGGAATCTGTAGCCATAGTCTTGACAGAACTCCAAGAAGTTGCCAAGATCTTCCATACACTGCATGGCACGACTGCTGGGACGATATTCACGCTTACCCATTTTGTTTCCTTAATATTTGATTGATAAATTAGGGCGAGAAAGTTCATACTTGATAAGGCAACCGTTCTCGCCATCCTCGGCCACCTCAATCCATACAGCACGCTCAGGATAGCGGTCAGCTATCTGAGTATACAGGTCATCTGCGATCATCTCGCATGATTTAAAATCCAAATCTAAAACGGAATCCTGACCGTTATACAGCGACTCGAGCCATCGCTTGAACTGGATGAACTCGATGTCCCGGTCGTTGTGGAACACATCGATCCACACCCGGAAATGAAAAATGTGGCGATGAGCATTGGCCAAAAACGATACATCATATTCTCCTGCTGTGCATAGTTTGGGATCAGTGGCTGCCGCTGGATATCGATGTATGCCTTCTCTGCGGAATGTGATCCAAATTTTACGTTCTGCCGCTTCACGTATGCGTTCTACGGTTTGTCTTTCACTGGCTATCATTTTATGAGTCCTTTGTTAGATATTATACTGTGTTATTTGGTATTTGTTGAATTTTTCATGTCCAAACTGTCTATAAAAAATTCCTGTAATCGGTGCCTCTGACATTGTCTTTCATGGCCGATATTTTTTCAAATTCTTGCCAAAGATCTACATTGAATTCTGACAGCTCTAATTTTTTAATAAGGTTGACAATAAATTCGGCCTGCGTTGTTTCTAATTTGGCACAGTCGATCTGTTTGAGATTCGACAGTGCTAGATCTTTGTGTGTTGTAGGAACATTGTGAACTTGCAAGTATCCAGGTTGGGTCAACAGCTCAAGATTCAACCACAAGGACCTGCTCTGGCACCAATCAATCAAGGGTGCCAAGGATGCCACATTGAAATTCTGTACCACACAATTGACCGAGCATTTGGCATTTGGTAAACTTCGCATGCTGTCTATATTTTCTTGAACGGTTTGCCAATCTGCAGGAAATCTTATGTACTGATACAGATCTTCCACAGCATCGATGCTGAACATGAATCTCACAATTTTAAATTTTTCCAGTGCTTGTTGCCAACGCAAGTTCCATATGGTTGCATTGGTGTTTATATGCAAAACCATGCTGTTGGCACGTTCCGGTGGAATCTGTTCAATCAACTCAAGAAATCGTTTTACGTACAATGGCTCGCCGCCCATGAATGCAACTATTTTGGGATTTTCCATCAGCAAGGCCTCTAAGTTCACAAAGGCCTGATCAGTCCACTTGATGTCTTTCTGAGATATGACGTTGATGCCCAACTTGATATTTTCTGCTAGAATTTTACTGCTATAGTTTTCATTGCACATCACACATGCGAGATTGCATTGATTGGAAATGCCAATGTCGACAAAAGTTATATTCTTGGCATCAACGTCAGTGCCAAGTATTCTGTATTCTTTGGCCATCTGTTGTCGAAAGCTAACAAAGCCTTGATCTTCTTTGTCCCAACAGTGACCACACTCGGGATGCCTTTGGTCATCTAAAAAAGACTTTCTTACCGCGTTGAGATACGAGGAATCTCTCCATTGGTCAACTGAATGTGAGTTGATGTTCATTCTTTGCTGTTGCGGAACAGGATGTTTGCAACACACCGCAAAGTCACCGTTGTTTCTGACATTGACATGATGGAATGGTAACGCACAAAAATTTTTCATTTTATATATTTTGGATTACCGCTTCAACAACTCCATGGTCACGATTTTGCCAATGGCTTCTGCCAGATTTTCTTCGCCAGTTACGATGTGCAGTTTACGCTCGTTTTCGTCCTTCTTGGCATCATACCAGCGTGTTTCTACCAGGGTACCGCCCTGTACGGCCTGCACACGGAATGTGATAGGATTGTTGAGATCGATACCGCTTTCAATATCATCAATGCTGACAACATCGTACTTGCCTCGTAGACGTGCAATGGGCACCAAACCATCTTCGCGCAGGTCACGATTGAAATCCCAACCCCACTTCATGACACGGCTCCATAACCAGCGTATCATCCTGCGTTCCTCATCTCGGCAATCCATTCATCCACACGGGTCTCGGCTTCCTTCTGGCTCATGGCCGGCACTGTAATACGATATGCAGTGCCTGGCTTGTGACGAATGTCATAGCGTATGGTTCCATTTAGGATCATGTCGTTTTCATCTCTAAGTACAGTGAACTCTTGCAAGTTCTGCGCCCGATAGATGGCTTGTTCTGCTAGTTCTTTCACATTCATTTTATGACCTCATCTTGAGTGTATTTAGACCAGTCGGTGAATACCTCACGCTTTTGTAAATCGTGTAGGCTGTGACACCATACCCCTGGATTAGTTGCTTGGAAATTTCGGTCGTCAATTTTAAGAGTGGCCTTGTACCCTAGTTGACGAATATAAGGTATTTTGACTGATATCATGGGAATAAAGTTATTGTGTTCAACCAACCCACTTTCCAACAAACCTTCTACTTGGGCCACATCTAGATCCAAAGTACACATGAACCCATAGTCCAGACAAGTTTGGATCATGTATTCCCATTCACGCCAACCTTCGCCATCGTTGGTAGCCAGAGCTGGAAAACTCTGATTGGCACCAAAATATATGTGCTGAATGTTATGTCCATGATTTTTTACCACGGCTAGCACAGTTTGCGGATCATGTACACCTACCACAAACAAGGTTTTCCAACCATACACAGGCGTGTGTTCTACTTCATCACCTACAAAGAAATTTATTTCAGAATGCCCAGGACGATCCATGACAATTACCTTGATTAAGGATTGATAAAAACTTATTTTACACAAAAAAATTCATTAATGCAACCGTTGATTATTCGAAATAGACTCATGCATATCTGGTAAGAATTTTTTTATGGAACACATGACATAATCAGCGATAAGTCTATGACCCAACTCATTGGGATGATCAGGATCAAAATCATTTGGACCACACAGGTATTGTGGTTGGTTGTCTTGTTGATCGGTAGGCAAATCTGGTTCATAATCAAACTTGTTTGGACTCCAAACTTGTTTTCTTCCAAGTATTTCGGCCCATGACTTTCTTTCAAACAACCATTCATGTCTGTGTTTCTTGTAAAATTCAAACAAAGCAATATATCTTTGCACATTTATGTCTCGAAGGTCTCTGCACTCAGAGTGATCCAAGACCCATTTTGACACACTGTTGGCACCGGCATCAAAGATATCATGTTCTAATTTGTCCATGTCTGCCCAGGCATTGAAAAATATCACAGGACATTTCAGAATGTGCTGACAAAAAGTATGTATTTTCCATATGGTGTTCCAGTATTGCATGGTGTATTCCATGCGATCCAAACAGCGCATGGTCCACCACATGAACGCACTCAAGTCAACATCACCGGTGCCGTCATTGATAATGGTGGGTCCAAAATTCCAGCTTTTATTATTACTTGTGGGAAGGTGCCAACGATTTTCTCCACTCAATCCTATCAGCACTAGATCTGGACGATTTCCTAATTGATAATGCAACTGTAATTTATCATAAACTCTGGCATTGCTGCCACCTCCGGTGCTTTCGTTGATCACATCTATACCGTAGGTCTGTTTGAGACAACTAGACCAGGAAACATCATTTGTAAATGTTGGAGACCATGTATTTCTTGACCAAGAATCACCGTTGACATAAATCATCATACTGTTTGTTCTAGATTGTCCAAGGCCTTCTGATCAAATTCTGTTTCGTCGTTACTAGTTTGATCTTCGTCGTCAACTGTTTCAAACAAGGCATTGAATTGGCTGTGTGCGTTTTTGGCTTTCTTGCCTTTGAATCCACGTGTGCCCACAATGTCCATCCAATAGCGGTCATAGTGCTCAATGATGGCTTCGGCTTCGGCACGATCCGGTGTGGCAAATATGGCATCCACAATGTCCTTGAATCGGGCATGATCACCATTTTGATTCCACATCATAGCTGGCCACGATCCGTTATCGTACTCACGATTGGCACGTTGTACTGCTTCGATATGCATCCAAACATTGTGACCCATCAACAAGGCATAGCTGAAACTATCCCACGATGTCTTGCCTTCTTTGCCAACCTTGTTGAGATCGCCGGGCTTGTAGATACAAATGTCCTTCATCTGTAGTTGACGGCTGATTGGACTTTCATCAAAATGATCGATCAGGCCATCTGCCAACACAGCTGGTCCAAACTGGCGTGTGTCTGTGGCATACTTCTTGTCGTCCACGATAGGACTCATACGATAGCACCACTTGTCGTTGTGTGGCAAATCAATGTGATGATATACCTGTCCGTTGGCTGTGGCCAAGAACGGACTAGCACAATCAAAACTGATAGTGAAACTTGGATTCACGTACTTACGCACAGCACGCTGGATATCTGTGAGCAACACTGCCCACTCCAGTTTACTTGTACCCAAGAAGTGCATCCAGTCATGTATGCCTTCTTGTAACAAGCCATCATGTCTAAGTGCCACTAGGCGTTTCAACACCAGGTGCACATCACACATGTTCTGGCCGCCCATGGCCCAGCCATCAAAGTGTGTGTCAGGATACTGGGCAGGGTCACAATAGTGTTTCATGATGTCATACCAACGATCAGCATCGGCATGATTGGCACCTTGTAGCACGTTTAGGATCTTGGTTCCGCCATTGGCTTTGCCTCGACGATGCTTCATGAAGTATTCGTTGTTGTACTTGGTAGCATCAACAGCTTCTTCTAAGGTGCTGATTTGACAAGCCGCCGATGCTTTCTTGTCATGAATAACCCAGGTTGGAATATCAAGTGTCATGCAATAGTCGCTGATATTGTCCAACCATTTAAGAACCGCTTCACGCTTCTTCTGTGCTTTGGGACAACCTGAGTTGGCTTTCCAGTCACCTTCCCATAGGCCCTTGGCAATTTGGAATCCACCCGAGTCGCCCAACAAAAGTGTATTTGGATCTCTATTACGAACCATGTCCTCTGACCAGTCCTGCTTGTTCAAATCCAAATTGGCATGCCCACCTGAGTACAAACTCCACCGGTAAGGAAACAAGCCCTTTTGATCATTGAGCCAGTTCATCTGTTCCATGTCCTTGATGCCAGCAGGCATTCTAGCAGGGTCTACATATGGTGGACTTGCCGGATCACGTTGCTTGCCTACAAAGGTAGCATAGAATCCTGAAATAGCCGGCAGGAATACTGCATAGTCTGACTGCTTGGCAGTTAGGTTGTCTTGGGTCACTTGCTTTGTGCTGGAAGGATATAGTTGTAAACAGCCAAGCCGGAATCCACAGTAATCATGGCTGCACCATCATCTGAAATCTTGAATGTCTTATCGCCAGTCAAATCCAGGATACTAATCACAGTTGCGATCGGCCAGGCCCAGGCACGTTTGAGTGTACCGGTTACTCCTGGATGGAACACAAAGTTGCCCGAGTGTGTGCTATGATCACCAAAGCTAAACTTGAGATCACCACCGTCGGTCTTGGCAGTGAAGTTTACTTCTTCGGCATTGGCCTGCGCCTGCATTTTTAAACGCTGAATAGCAGCCACAGTAGGAACAAACTCAATGTGCCAGTTTACACCCTTGAACTTGACAGTTTTCAACTTTTCATTCACAATCTCACTTGCCATGAAACGATAGTTGTTCTTGAAGTCTCCGGCTTTGTTTTCAAAGTTGATGCCATCAGGAGCACCGGTGTCTTTGCGTGTGATTGTGAGTTTGGCATTTTCCTGATATTCTGACAAGCCTAGCAAGATGCGCAATTTGGGCAAGTTGGGCATGCCGAAGTTGCCAACAAAGTCGGCCACTGGGCTGGTGTAAGCACCTTCTACTACCACGCTACGATCTTCGGCGATTCCATTGATCACTGTGCTTTTGTCGTCACCAGTGATCTTGACCAGGTCTATGGATCCCAGTTTGAGTGTGTGTTCTACTAAGTCTAATAAATGATCTTTCATGTAATTCTCCTTTGATTAATTTTACAGGGTTTATTTAGATTTTGCAACTATTTTGGTATGATTTTTGCCATGGTCTGACCTCCACGTACTGAAGTCAGTTCTCCAGGTTTTCGTAATTCTACCCAGGTGCCTGCACCACCGTCGGTCCAGGTGAATTCAATAGTGTAACCTATTTTTTTACAGTATTCCAATACCAAGGACAATGGTGTATAATAACACCATTTTTGTTCGACCAGTTTGACTCCTGGGGCACGATCACAATCATTGACAGTGATCACACATACTCCACCGGGTTTGAGCTTTTGATATAATTCATTCAAATATTTTGTAACCACTTCAAATGGCCTGAAGTGCAGATATTTGTACACAAAACAAAGTCCAAATTGATTGTCGGGTATGGCATGCAGAATTGGTTGATCCAACAGAGTTTCTGTGATAACATAAGCACACAATCTTTGACGATACAGATCGTTGAATGTTGTCAAGGCCGGAACCAACAGTTCATGCCGATCATCGATCAGATACAAAGGATCATTGGCCACCATGGTGTCAATGAAGGATTCTCTACCAGGATGTATGATCAGTCCTGGATGTTGCCAACTGCTGTATCTGCTCAGTCTACTGCGTAAAAACTCTTCGGCTTCGGGCGGAATCTTCATAGGGAGATGCCGATCCAGTCCAGTGTAGGCCGGCTGTTGTACTTCTCGATTTTTGATAGAAGTTTCGTATCTATCTGTGCTTTCCTGAAAGTAGGCCTTGCCTCTTTCTACTATGATACTTTCAATTTCATCTTGTATTTTTTGTAGATACTGAGAAAATTTATTGAAAGAACTATTGACTTGCGTCACGCACCCATCTAGTTCAAGTTTGTACCTTTTGGGTAAAACATTGTAATCGTTCACATAGTGCAAAATCTTGTTCATGTCAGCGTGATAGGCCATCTCGCCCTGTTGCATGCTGAGAGCAAGTATTTGGTTACGATAAGTTACAAGTTCACTTAATAATTCCATGTTACCACTCGAATAAGGTTTGGAAAGTGTTTTCTGTGTTGGTAGCCGATTTAAGATCCCAGTCCAACACTCCCAGCAAGTTGTCTAGCTTTTGATCTACCACGGTGGTTTCCATTTCTGCGTCGTCAAACGGTAGTTCTTTGAACCAGACAGGCAAGTTGGTTTCGTCAGTGGGATAACCTATCGAAGTCCAGCCTAGTGGATTGGATTTCAACTTGCACACAATGGTCTTCATGCCATCCACGATCTGCATCGAATACTTGTCCGAGTTCATCCGGCGTAAGTTATTCCAATTGATAGCAGCACGCACATGTCCAGGCATGTTGGCCCGGCCCTGGCGTTCTTCTTCCTTGGCATACTTGGTCAAGTTGTTCACACGCTTGGGACTGCCCTTCTCCCAACCTGGTCGCTCTTTGAAAGCATACTTGAACTCACGGATTTTTTCAATGATCTCATCACGGGTTTTGCCTGTCAGCACATCGTTCAAGATCTCGCTGAGGAAGTCTTGGATGACCTTGGGTGTGTCACTACGTTTCAAATCCAAGCCCATGGCTTTTACTTTGCCAGGCGATCCGTGTGTGTCCACACGCTTGTTCTCTTTGTCGTAGTACATGACAGCATAACGCTTTTTGGTAATAAACAAGCCCTTGCTGGCCACGATCTCACGCCCACCTCGGATTACATCGCCCATCTCACGCGGCACATGGAATGCCTGTTCCATAAATCCAGGAAAACTTTCATTGACCTGATCTGCGATGCTGTTGTATAGCTGCACAGCAACCTCTCGGCTCCAGGTCATGCGGCCGGCTTCAATCTCAGTTTTTAGCACAGGATAAGCACTAAAATAACACGAATCTGTGTCGCCATAGATGATGGCCTCGCCCACATGATCATAAGAGCCAGTGATACACTCATTCACATAGGCATCCATGTGTCGGGCAATGGCCCGACCTGTGAGCGTTGTTGATTGTCCTATGCGTTTGTCAAAAAATCTACAGCCAGGATTTAGAATAGCACCGTATAAACTGTTCAAGTTAATCTTTTTGACCAACTGACGTTTGTCCCAGTATTCTTCTTCTTCGGGTGTGGTGCATTCTTTTAACCGGGCCTGCATTTCTTTGCGTTCGGCATACCAGCGTTTCAGTAAGCCAGGGATAACTGCTTCACGTTCATAGGTGAATATGGTTCCATTGGCTGTGATCATCCAAGGCTGATTTGAATCAAAGATCATGTGCCATACCTCGTAGGCACTGTGAACACTTTCCTCACCGTCTTGCCAGTCTATAGTGATTTCTGTGCCACGTTGTTGTTCCATCACAGCCGTATACTCCAGGCTGCCAAACAAGCCTTCCCAGGCGGCAGCGAAACTTGATCCTGACCGCATCTTGTCGGCTATGTAGCGTTCGGTCATGATGGGTCTAAGCTGTCCTACAATGGTCTCGGGTCCCATGTTAAGTGCTCGGATAGCTGATGGATATAGACTGTTGATGTCTATGCTTCCTACATACTCGTGTATGCCTTTGCGGGGATAGGCCACATAAGCACCTGCGGCCTGTGTGTCCTCGTCCGAATAACGTTCTTTGCGATTGGGCACAACAAGTCCACGCTCGTGTGCTTCATTGATGATGGCCTGTTCGGTCACGGCCACAGCACCCATGGTGGTCTGTAGCAACACTGTGTTTTCATGTGCCAGTGTATTGGCTAGATCCAGGAACTTCAACTTCTTGTCCATCTGTGCCAGACCATTTACGTCCTGGCGGTTATACTCAATGAACCGTTTGAAGTTCTGATTGTATAGAGCATCTAATGTGCCCTCGAACTTGGTCTTGCCTTCAAGTCCTTCGTACTCAAGGATAGCATCCAGGCTGTAGCTGTGACGCTCTTCATATGTGTACTTGCGATACAACTGCATATAGTCCATGTGTACACGGCCAATCAAGTCATAGGTCTGACTCTCATTGCCAAAGCGTTCAAAGGTACGCCCCTTGGGATACTGATTCCACAAGCAGAATCTCCTTGTGTCGTCTTTGCTTAACACACGGGTCACACGATTCACTGTGTAAGGGATATCATAGCCTTCGCTGTTCCAACCACTCAAGGCATCTGCGTCTTGTATAACGTCCAAGAAGTGGTTCAGCATGTCTTCTTCACGTTCGCACAAAAAGGTATCCGGAAATTCTGCACAAATCTCTTGTGCAGTTTCCCAGCTCATGTGCTTGGGCGGAACCACAAGTGTGATCAATCTATCTACCCAGCCCAAGTAAACAGAAATTGCCGTGATAGGATTGAATGGATCTTCTGGCGGACTGAATCCACGGTCGGTATCAAAGTCTACTTCGATGTCGAAGAACGCTACATTTAATTTAGGACCGTCTTGGCCCTTGTAGTTTTCTTCCAGGCAACGGAATATGGGATTGATGTCTGATTCATACAACTGCTTGCCCGACTGTATGCGAATTTCTTTGCGAAACTCTTTGTTGTTGCGTGTGCTAAAACGACTTACAGCATTTCCATAAATGCTTTGGAACTTACCGCGGGGATCATCATAATAGAACACATAGTTGGCCGGATATTCTTGATATCGGCGCTCGCCATCGCGGCGTTCAACTACATGTATACGATCGTGTTCACGATCAAAAAGTGCATCGATATAACTCATTTTTCTCCAGTTATGGCTGGTCGGCCATGATTCATGTTGCTTACGGCAACGACTCGTCTCATGATAGAGATATTTATAGTGTTTTACCCACAGTGGTCAAGATTTGTTCCAACAACTCATGATCCTGTTGCTCTCTACCAAACTCACTCTTGTGTGCTAGGCGGATGGCTTTCTTGAGAACATTGGGTTTGATCTCTAACTCTTCGGCAATGGCCTTGACAGTGTCGTTGAGACCACCTGTAAGTGTTTCGATCTCGTGCATGACCTGCATGCCTTCGTTGATCACTTGGTTGAGTTTTTTGGTTTGTTCTGCGTTGAAGTTTTTTGCTGACATTTAGATTTCTCCTGTTAGTCAAACAATTATACAGGATTGTTTCTAGAAGTCAAGCGAGTTTGCTCACTTCAGGGTAATTTGGGTAGCGATTCCAAATTGTCCTGGCCAGCAGCCGGCCATTCGGTCCTAAGGCCAAATTCTATTTGCGTCCGATCACCATGTAACGAGTGTATTCGGTTTCAGGATCACGCAGTTTCATGCTTCCATGATACAGGACTTCTGTAAGAGGAAAACGATCCACAATGTCTTGTGTGCTTTCAAAGTTTCTGTTTGGATCGTGATCGCGCCCTTGCATGACCACCAAGGTACCGTCGGGTATGTTCAAGAACCAACTACGACCCGGCATGTCGGTAAGACTGGTATTGATCACACAGCCATTGTTGCCTAACTGTCGGTAGTCCAGAGTATTGGAGTCTGCCAACATGTATTCGATATTGTTGGCGCCGGCCTTGTCAAGTAATTTTTCACTGGTACTCAGGAATTGTTTGTTTTTTTCTACTAGAATAATTTCGTCAGCCTGTATTCTATTTTCCAAGGTCAGATACAAGGCCAAATTACCATACCATGATCCTAACATGTAGATAGTGCTGTAATTTTTTTGTATTTGTTCTAGTTCGCTCAGCAACCAAACCTTGCTGGCGGTGAGGTCACGTGTCATGCTACCAGCCAAGCTGTAGCCACTCGACTCGTCTAAGTTAGACTGGTGAGTAAGGAAATCTTGGAGTATCACTGCCGTCGTCCTCGGGCCACACTGGGTATTGGTTTTCTTCCATACGATTACTTACCGTCCACATGTAGTTGGCTGCCTTTATTGAAACTAGGGCTAAATGGACTATTGGCCACTTGCCCGCCTTTGCTTTGACTCCATGCATATCCGGCGCGATGTCCAGAACAGTCTTTGGTACACTGGCTACCTAAAAATGTCAATTCATCTAGTTGAGCTTCTGTGACTGGACCACCTTCAACCCAGGCATCACAGGTGCGTTTGGCCGCACACTTGAACTTCAAAAATTTACAGTACCCTAGGTTACCAGCATCTATGGTATCATGTGGATCTGAACCTGGCTCACTACCAATGCCCTTAGCTATGCACGCCAACATGTCTTCGCTGATGTCAAAGGCCGCACAGTTACCACAACGATTCTTTTTAACACTCTCAATGTCGTCGGTGTTCCATTTGTCGGCCAACTCCTGCCAGTAAGCTTCGTTGGGTTCCGCAGGATTCAAAGGACCATAGTGATATTCATCTATGGCCTTTTGACGATTACGAAGATTGAGGTCAATGCTCTGCGTGGCCGGTGGGCAACCTGATTCAATGGCTTCTACTAGATTGATTAAATCTCTCATGCGTCACCAATCATGGCTTTTAATTTGGCCCGGGCTTCATGGAATGAATCAGCAATGATGTCAATCCATTGTTTCGTGATAGGATGTTTGAATGTGTATGTTGCCATGGTATGCTCCTTATTTTTTTGTTTTGTTGCCCCAGTTGGCGGCACCTTTTTTACGACATTGAACCAGTGCACCTGATGCATAAGCACTGGGCCATACCTTGTAACGACTTTTTACCTTGCGGTAGCAGGCGTCTTGTTCTTCATCTACTTGTTTCAAAGCAGCAAGGATGGCACTGGCCTCTCTGCGACTGTCAGTGTCAGATCTAGGATCGCTTAATATTGATTTGGCTGTGTCTGTTCTGTGTTTGACAGTGGCAGGATCGCGAGGATAATCAGGCACCCGGGTGCGATCCAAGGTAACTGCTTCTGCCACACCTTCTGGTATATCTGTAGGAGCAATGGTAATAACACCGGGATCACGACCGTCGGCCTTGAATTTGGCTCGTAATTTATTTGCTACAGCTTCTGCATGATCGTCATTCTCAAAGTCTTTCCACTTCTTACCTTTGATATAAACTGAGTAAGGTGTGCGTGGACGTCCTGTTCTTTGTGCAACAATCGCATCACTCCAACCTTCCTTCATCATGATGCCATATTCACCCGAGGCTTTTTTAAGACCACCCGGCACCATACTATCAATTTGTTGTAGTGACAGACCGTATTCTTTCATGACAGGAGCAAGTAGTTGCGCCATTGGAGCATTGGTCATACGACGTGCTTCGCCTGCTAAAATTTTTGTTACTTGAGCATTGATAAATTGTGGGTTAACGTTGACAGCCTCTGACATACTTTGCGACAGTTTTTGTTTGAGTGCTTGAATCTTTTGCTGATACATTTTGCATTTGGCATCATCACCGGCACGATTGGCAGCTAGAGCAAGTGCTTCCAACTTTGACATTCGCTTTTTGATATCATCAGTGCTTTCTTCTAATTGTGAGTCCTCAAAGGGCAGGAACCAGAACCAGTTGTGGAAGCCACCAGGATTGGTGTCATATTCCATGTGAGCACGGCCGCGTGCTGTGGCCATCATGCGTTTGAATTCGCCTTCAGCACCGTGCAGTTCAGCATAGTTTTCCAACTCATCATACAGTTGTCCGGCCAGGAAGCTGTCACGATAGCGTTCAATTTTGGGAGCCAAGCGATGATATATTTCAGCCATGCCGGCCTTGACATCTGTGACTGTTTCTTTGACTCGGGTAGCCACATTTTTGGCAGGTCCTCGGCGTTCGGGATTGGGATCTTCTCTACGCTTTTTGGCCGCGGCACTGGCACGACCTTTTTTGCCTAGAGCATGCGCCTTGCTTTGTGGTAGACATTTTGGTTTGCCTTCCTTGCTGGATCCTCTAGCACAGTCTCCACGGATTTTACCGTCGGGACCAAAACGCACCCACTTTTCCTTGAACCACTTCTTGAGATCTTCTTCTATGGCTTCCAGTGTTTTACTTGCTGGCTTGATTCGATCTGTGGGCAAGGCATGTGACTTCCAATATTCTTCAGCACCAGCAGGTGTGGGTGCCAATTTTTCTCGACGGCGTTGTTTGGCCACTTGCTTGCCTTGTTTGAGCAAGGCCAATTGGCGATCTATTTCTGCTCGTTGGGCTAATAATTTAGGAAGTTCGCTGGGCTGGTAAGGTATGCCATAGATCTTGCTGGCCTGCCGGATGGCTTGCTCATAGTCCAAGCTGATGCCTTCGTGGCTGGCGTCACGCATGGCCATGGCAGCTGCTTTGAACAGCAGATCCCGGCCAGTGATTTCTGGTCCTGTTTTTACTTCTTCCACAGGCACACAGTTGGGTACCTGACGGTCGCCCTTTTTCTTCATGCCTTGTTGTTGATAGCCTGTCCAGCAAGCTTCACTTATTTCTTTGTATTTCACGGTCTAGCTCCTAAGATGTATTCAACTTGATCCACCCACTCCGTGATCTGATCATCGGTGATGTGTGCTAGGTCACCCACATTGTAGGCCACTGACTCTGCGGCCTGTGTGATTTTTTCAGGACCGTATTCCATCATAAGGTCACGATGTCGGACAAATATACGTTTGAGTATGGCATCTTCGGCAGCCAAGGCAGCTGTGTCTTCGCGTATCATGCGTTGTTGTATGGTCAGCCAACCTTGTTGTTCGGCCTGATTTTCCAACTGTTTGATAGCGGATTTTAGAATTTGTTTGTTGGCTGGATCTGTTTCCAAACCAATCATACGCAACAAACGATCTCGTTCGCGGACAAAATCTTCTTTGGATAAGATTTCTTTGGCTTCAAACTGCTGACGAGATTGTGGTGGTGCTGGTTGATTTTCTGGTGCTTGTGGTGGTTCTTGCATGTTGCCACCACGATTTATTTTGCGCCAAATACGCAGTATGTTGCTGTTGTTGAGTTCTTCTGGTCGACCACTTACACCACGCATGATGTTTTTCAATTCTTGACGCACTTCTTCTTCTGTGCCGGCACGTGTGATGTTTTTGGCATTGTATATAACACGTCCTAGATCTTGTCCTGTTTTTAAAACTTGTTGAGATGTGGTTTTTTCTGGAGCGGTAGCACAACCAGATAAACTGCCTCCAGCCAACAAACAGGCCACAACAGCAGTGGCACTGGCTGTGTCTCGGATGTTTTCGTTAATGATCTTTTCATCGGCTGATTCTATGCGATCAATCAAACGTTCAACAGCTTGTCTAAAATTTTTCAAACTAGGAGTGCTTAACTTGACTTGATCAATGGCTGCTTCTTCACTGTCACCACGGCGTGTAATACTGATCACACGTGAATTGGGATTGAAAAACACTGTGTAGCCCTGTATCACACTCTTGCCGGGTATAGTGGTGCCGGGCATGGCAAATGTTTCTTTGACACTTTCGCACACACACCTTTCATTTTGTTTGCCGCACTGTGGACACATAGCAGGAGCCTTGTAAGTGTATGGTTTGATCTTGGCATTGGTCATCGTATAGAATTCACGTTTGGTTATTCCAAATTTTTTGTAAAACTCTGCGTCGCTGGATGACTGGTAATCATCCAAGGCCTGTTTCATGCGACCTTCGCGCATGAGACTTTGCCAGTGTTGACGTGGGCCTATGCCTCCGCCATGTTCTTCCACCGTTTCTGGTTCTGTACTGACTGGCACTGATTTCTTGATGGCTTTCTCTGGACGCAATCTTCCTAGTAAGGCATTTAATTCACTCTTGGCCAGCTCATCTTCTTTTTCTTTTTTGGCCCGTAGATTGGCTTTCCGTGTGGTTGCAGCTTTGGCTACGCTTTGTTTTTTCTTCTCTATGGCAGCTTGACGTTCGGCCTGCAACTCATCAACTGTGAGTTTCAGAGTGGCAATCTGACCTTGCAAGGCTTTTTGTTGATCTGGTCTAGCAGCCATGTTCTGTTGCAGTTTGGTGATCTGCTGATTCAATTTTTGTATTTCTGCACGAGCTTTTTCATCTTGCGCGGCCATGTCACCTGGTACCTCACCGGGTACCTCACCGGGCAATGGCAATACTTCTGGAGCCGTAGCTGGTGTTGCAATCTTGGCAGGTTGTGTAGTGGCTGGTTGAGCAGGTACTCCAGTAGCGGGCGCGGCTCGAGGAGCAACCGCAAGTGTATTAACTTGTGCAGTCACATCTTGTACAGTCTGTGCCAGTGTTTGATTTTGATTCTTTACTTGTGCTAGTTGTTGCTCTAAATCTTTGATTACTGAGTCTTGGCTGTTGTTGGTTTCCAACTGATCCATGAATCCGGCTTCCAAGGCACTGTCTGCTGAAGGAAAACGAGCACGTGCCTTTTGAAGTTCACGTGCTAGCCTAGTGTCTTTTACCGAGCCGTTAGATTTTTTTTTTTGAGTTTGGCGTTCGTTTAGATCTTTGAACGGTTCCCACTTGGGTGTGTCTGTTGGTTGGGAGGCACTGGCCGGATTAGACGTGGGTGTGGTTGCCGGTGGTGTGGCAGGAACTCTGGGCGGAATCGGTGCCTGGCTCGATGTTCTCATATTTTCAGGCGGTCTGCGATATTTAAATGGCTTGGCACGACCAATGAAGAACATGAATGTTTCAAAATTGCCAAATTCGCTGTCTATGGCTTTTTGTCTACGATTGGTGTTCATGGTCAACAATGAGGCCAACACGTTATAGATACCTTGTTTGCTCAAGGTCGCTACTTCTTGCTCACGCATGAAAGGAATTTTTACATAAGGAACTTCGGCCTTGTAGGCCTGTAACAACTGTTGATACACAGCTTCGCCTTCGGTCTTGGGATCTGTTTGTAGATCCAGAACACCTTGTTTGGGATTTTGCTCATCAAGTTCTTGACCTTCGTAGGTCGGACCTTGATCGGGTTCGCCCTTGAGCCAACGCTTGAGGCCACCAGCCACATCTTTGACTGCGCCGGCCACACCGGGCTTGCTAGGAGTGGCACCAGCCACACGCTGTTGTGGTGTTACTAGATCTTTGCCTTTGAGCAGACCCTTGGCCGGCGGCGGAGTTTGTTGTTCTTGTGTGGGTTGGCGATCAAGTATAATATCTAATCTTTTTTGTACCAGGTCTTCGTATTCTTGTTCTAGTTTAGCCACTTGTTTGGGATCAATTCGACCCGAGCGTAACTGGGTGCGTATGTCCATGGCTCTCCGACTCAAGGGCTCAATGAGATGAGCAATGGTATCATCTACTGCACCTTCATGTAGTTTTTTTTCAAATCGTGAATCAAACAAATCTAAACTTAACATTATTCTTCATCCAGGTAATCTTGACTCTCGTCTTGTTGTTTCAAGCGAGACATGTACATTTCCAAGGCCATTTCGGCCTGTTCTAAGTTTTTAAAACGTGTAGGCAAACTGCGTAGACCTCTGCGTATTTCAAATCCATCTTGTTCGTTGCCATGTATTTCGCATATCATTTCGTCATTGAGGCTGATTGATTTAATCGCTTTGCTTTCTGGAGTCACAGGATATGTTTCTCCAGTTTGGGCTCCAACTGCTGGTTCTTCCTGGGTAGGATCTTCAGTGACTGGATGGTCCTTGGCTTTGAGACCCTGATCCTTGGCATCTTTGTTCTTGAGATCTGTGTCTTCTTTTTTCTTTTCTTTGATATCAGTGTCTTTGATCTGTTCTTCGGCTTGCTTGATAAAATCTGTGAATGATTTTTTGACTTTGTCTAAAACATCTTCAGCCATGTCAGCTTCCAACACTGCTTCCTTGCGTTCCGCACTTTCGTCGCTGCCTACCAGTTTACCTGCCATGGGATTCTTGGGATCTTTTTTAGCTGTGAGCACGGCCACAGTTTTGGGTCGGAATGTTGCTGACAGTTGATTTACACTGCGTTGGTTTTTATCCAGGCCTTCTTCCAATACACGGAGACGATCGACAATGCTGTATATATCGTTATGATCGCGTGTCATGCCTCATGCCCTTGCGTCTTTCAAATAACTCTTCAACTGCCACATGTACTTGCCATGACTGCTTTGGCGCTCGGCGGCAAAGTTGGCTACGTCTTCACGGCCTTCGGCAGTGGCAACATCAAACAACTGCTTGCTCAAATCCGTCATGGTCTGTGTATCTGCGAGTAATTCTTCTAACATTAATCGAGCACGGGGAACTTTGGTTTGTCCCTGTATCAGGCTCAAGTCCTGGAAGCGTTCAAAACTGCCAGGTGCATATTCTTCTGTGGTGCGTATGTATTCAGCTGTGATGTCTACTGCACCGTAGGCATCTTCATAGATATTGGCAAAAAAGTCATGCAATTCGCCGAAGTCTGGTCCTTCCACGTTCCAATGGAAATAGTGTGCTTTCAAATAGTAAGCAAATGTCGAAGCTAGAAATTGTTTTAATGCATCACTTAACACGGTTTTTACCTTTTAATTTCTTCATCCACGCTGGTGTATTAGGCGTGGCGCTGTTAGAGTATTTACCAGAAAAGAATGATCCGCCATTTCTTGTGATCATGCCACCCAGGGGCATAGAAACAGGTGCTATGCTGCCTGCTGTTGTGGAGGCTACACTGGCATTTTCAGTGATAAATTCGCTGGCTCTCATAGATTTATTCTTCTCAATTATGTATTCTAAACAGTTCTGCTCCTACTATGGTAGCAGGACCATGATCCACACGTAGATTCTGCACTGTCAGTTTGGCCAAGTGTGGCGGTACCAGTTCATATTTCAATGTGTAATCTCCTGGGTTGCCTTCTACTTGTAGTTCTTCTTCAAGATACGAATCGTTCCAGCGCCAGGTACGTTCTACAAAAAGTTCGTCATTGACATACACTCGATAAATGGGATCTAATCCTTCCCACTGGCAGTGTACATCGGCTTTGATACGCACAAACTTTTTGTCCATGCTGTATTTAGCGGGTTTATTTTGCCTCGCGTATGCTGCCTATATGCCAATCAGGCACGCCGTATTGGGCTTTCATGAGTCGACGGGCGTCACTCAGTGTAGGAGCCGTGACTGTGACATCGATATAACCAACATAGTCGCGCTGGTTTATACGCACAGGTGCTGTCCACAGCTTGTATTTTGGATAGATTTCTTTTGCTTTCATCGTCCAGTCCATTTAGCTATCATACTAACACGGTTACTGCTGTAAATGCCAGTGCCACGTCGAGTACTACGCATACTACGCTTGCCGGGCTCTACAGGAAATGTGTAGCGAGTCCATGTGTCGTTTTGATCTACTACGCGGTCACCTGGTCGTGGACGATACTTATTGGTCGGTTCCATGGCATATCCTAGAACTTCTACTCCAGGAATACTGTTCAACATGATCCACATGGCTTGTCCAAATTTGGTCTGGGTTGCCCCGGCTTCTAAGGTAAGTTTGAGTATGCTAAGAGCAATGCCATACAAGGACTTGCCCAACCCGCGATTGCGATAATCAGGATCAACGGCTATGGTTTCAACTATCCAAGTGTTTAATGGATCAAGTGTTGCCGCCAGATCTAGTTCGGCAACCAATGTGTCACCATCAAAGATCATGATTTCCATAAACTCAGGATCTTTTTTGTTTACGGCATAGGAAAATTGGCCTCCGCCTGGCAAGGGTTTAGTTTCAGGGCGAGTTGCCATGGGCTCAAGGGTGTCTTTGTCACCAAAGTCACCTTGTGGTATGCGAGCTATTTCAAAAAATCTCATTTTTTACGACCCGACTTCATGTTGGCACACCAATGATACATTTTGGCCTTTTCACCCGAAGCATTTTTAGCTCGCCGGCGTAGATCAGTTACACTTCCATTACAACTAGCACCTGCACGTTTGACACGTCCTGGTCTGCTTTTGCCTTTGACCTTGCCGTCGGCAAAATTTTCAGAAAGTTTTTGTAATGGAATAAAACGTTTGGTAGCCGAGTGACGCAGTATGGCACCATAATTTTTGGTAGAAGTAATTTGCCAACCCAGATCAGCCAATTGACGTTGCAGTCCTGCCAACACCTGATTACGATCTGCGCTATCAGCATTGTTAAATGCTTCAATCCATTCTGCAGCTATCTTTTTAGCAGGCCCAAGATTGCTAGGGAAAGCAACGACTTCTGATTCGTTGACATCATCGCCCAGTTTCCTGGCCATCTGTATTTGCCGGCTCAAGTTTTCTAAATCAGTTTTTGATATGGTTTGTCCAATAGCACTCTTGTAGGGCAAACCTTGGCCGGGTCGATCGTGTGTTAGCACTGCATCGAGCTTGGCTTTTTCCACAGGCGTCACGGCAGTTTTGGAAATTGCTTTGGGATCTTTTCTAGGAGGTACAGCGCCAGCACCTGATACAGGATCTATGGATTCAGATAATCCTCGGACCGACATGTTATGTCCAGTGCTACGTTCAAGTTCGTTGGCACGATCATTGGCCTGTTGCCATGGGACATCGTTCATTCTAGTGATTTCACGCCCCAAGGTAACATCGTATATGCTCCAGGAACCCAATCTTTGTGTGGCATCTTGTGCTTGCCTTTGTTGTGCTCTAATGGCGTCAATACGATCACTGTTGCGTTCAAACGCACTGTAATCACCAGAGAAGTTCTGTGCCACATCCGTGTCTATATCCTGCACACCCAGTCTGCGTTGTATATCTGCTGAATCTCTTTGATTGTCTGCGGCCTGCGCATTTTTACGATAGCCATAGTTGGCAGTGTCATCGGGCAGGTCTTTGCTCTGCAACCATTGACTGTAAATCTTTTCTGCTTCTGCTGGTGTTTCGGCACGGAACCTGTCAACTACCCGCAACTCTACAGTGCGTTGATCCACTATGTCATAGTTGAATTGGGTCGCAGTTTTTGGTTTGGTTGTGATACGCTTGGCCACTTGAGCACGTGGACTCAGTTTCTTTTCTGGCTCAGGTGACTCATCGGGTCTGCGATATATGTTCCAGTCTTTGGACCGCTCGCCATATTCGTATTGGACCCGTTGCGTGGCTTTGTCAATGTCAGGAGCACGCATGGTCAGTATGTTTTTGCCCGTGGCATCTTGCACATCAAACCATGGTTGTTTTAGGCGTATATCAGTCTGTGTCCAGCGAGGGTCGTTGACGTATTTTTTAGTGTACTGCTCATAG